CACGCTAAACCGGAGTTTGTTTATGAATCGCCAAAGTTTGAGCCTAAACCTATATCGTTATTAGATAAACTGTTGCCTGTAACTGAGTCACGGGCGGCTTTATCTTATTGTTTGAAACGCAAAATTCCAGATGATAAGATACCTTTGTTGTATTATTCAGATTCATTCTTTAAGTTTATTAACACGATTGTTCCTAATAAATTCAAAGTATCTAAAACAGATTCTCCTAGATTAGTCATACCCTGTTACAATCGTGATAAACAAATTGTTCAGCTAACCGGTAGGGCGCTTGACGATAACACGATGCGTTACGCTCATGTTTCTTTAGTTGATGAACCTAAAACCTTTGGGGTTGAACGATTAGACTTTTCTAAACGTATATTCGCAGTTGAAGGTCAGATTGATTCGTTGTTTATTGATAATTGTGTGGCTATGGGAAGTTCAGCGTTCGATACTAAATTTACACGTGATAATAAAGATAACATCACGTTAGTGTATGATAATGAACCTAGAAGCCCACAGATAACTAAATTGATTGAAAAGAGTATAAAAGCTGGTTTTGATATATGCGTTTGGGATAGTATGATTGATGGTAAGGATATTAACGAAATGGTGTTGAACGGGGTTAATGTCCAGAAAGTTATTTCAGAAAACACTTTTACCGGCGCTGAAGCTTTGATGCGATTTATTGCTTGGAAAAAATGTTAGCTAAATTAAATTATAATGAATTTTAAAAGGATAATTATGAGTGACGTAAAATATGTTGATATGGGTGTGGATTTGATTAGCAGTATGGGCACAGATTCTACTATTGTTAATGCTGCTAGAGTGTCGACTGCTAAAGATAATAGGTTTAAAACTGATGTGGATTCTAAAGATGAAGGATTGATTAAATACCTAGCGGCACATAAACACTGGACACCATTCGCTCATACTGCGATAACATTAAAATTAAAGGTGCCAATTTTTGTTGCTAGACAGCTTTTGAAACATCAGGTTGGTGGTGTTGTAAATGAAATTAGCCGCCGTTATGTTGATTCAACTCCAGAGTTCTATATCCCTAGTGAATGGCGTGCTAGACCAGAAAAGTCTATTAAGCAGGGTTCAGGCGGTACTATGGATTTCAATGATGTTTATGTTAAAACGTCAGTTGCGTATGCGTTAACTGCTTATGAGGACGCTTTAAAAAATGGAGTTGCCCCTGAGTTAGCGCGTTTGGTACTTCCTCAAAATATGATGACTGAATTTTACTGGACAGGCAGTTTATTGTTTTTTGATCGAGTTAGGTATTACCGAGTAGATGCTCACGCTCAACAAGAATGTAAAGAGATCGCTGAGTTAATTAGCGCCGAATGTGAAAAGTTGTTCCCAGTAGCATGGCGTGAACTATCTAAAAATGTTTTAACAGTTGAAAAGAATAATAAAAGTTCTTTTTATTCTAAATTCAAATTTTGGTAAATTTATGACGATATATATAAATGACAACATTTACGGTAAAGTGGTTTCGTTTGATGCATCAACAGTTGAGGGGTTTACCTTAATTGATGACGTTTTGACCATCAATTTTGGTGGAGAACATGTTGTAGTTAAACCTTTAATTATGGATAGCGATACTACATATGTCACTAGAGATAGGTTTGACGGCTTAGTACAGCAATTGAAAAAGACTATGGATACCGTATGAATATGGAAATTATAAAACAATAGGATTGATATGGCAATACGATTATTAACACCAAAATCAACATACACAGTGGATTACCCTACTGCGATTGAGTTTGCTAAACAACAAGCCGAGATATTCTGGCTCCCAGATGAAGTAGAAGTTGAAAAAGATTTACATAGTTTAAAAACTGAATTCACTGAAGCTGAATATCATGGTGTGATTTCTACCCTTAAACTATTCACCATATATGAATTGTCTGTTGGTAATGATTACTGGCAGAATTATGTTTGTAAGCTATTCCCTAGACCAGATATTCAGAGAATGGCTACCACATTCGGCTTTTTTGAAATAGGCGTACACGCTCCGTTTTACTCAAAGTTGAATGATGTACTAGGGTTAGATACTGATGAGTTTTATTCGTCATATAAACAAGATGAAACTTTAGCAAATAGAATGGCTTGGATTGGAGCAAGAACTGAGAAAAAGGATTCAGTCTATAACGTATTAAAATCTATCGGTGTGTTTTCTATGATTGAGGGCGCTATCCTTTACTCGTCCTTTGCTTTCCTTAAACACTTCAATAGTGTAGGCAAAAACAAATTGATTAACGTTAACGCCGGTATTAACTTTTCAGTCAATGATGAAACTATGCATTCTGAAGCCGGCGCTTGGTTATTCAGAACCTTGTTGAAAGAAGCTATTGATGACGGGCAAATGTCTGAATCTGAATTGCAACGTTTACAAGCTGAGTTAGAGGAAACGACCAGAGTTGTTTTTGAGCATGAATCTATTATTATTGATAAGATTTTTGAAAAGGGTCACATCAAAGGGATTACTGATAATCAGCTGAAACATTTTGTTGAATCAAGACTTGATATTTGTTTGACGAATTTAGGCTATAAGGCTATTTTCAAGCCAAGCTATAACCCAATTGAGAAATGGTTCTATAAGGATTTAAAGTCTTCAGTGTTACATGACTTTTTCTCATCGCAAGGTAATGACTATAATAGAAACTGGGTGGAGAAGAGATTCGAATGGTAAAAGACATTTCAATTTATGAACAATTAGGTGAAGAACGTAAACTGTTACAGGAAGAAGGTAAGCTTCCGGACTGGGTCACTACTGCTTCATGGCAAATGCTGAAAGAAAACTATCTTTCAAAAGATTATCCTGATTTACAAAGTGTGTATACCAGAATAGCAAAACACGCGGCTAAATATACAAAAACTCCAGACGAATGGGAAGTAAAATTCTTCAATTTGTTTTGGAAAGGTTGGTTGGCTGCGTCTACTCCGGTTTTATCAAATATGGGTATGGGATTTGGTTGCCCTGTAAGTTGTAGCGGTAACTACGTTCAAGATTCCGTTTACAATTTTTATGATTCACAAAAAGAAGTTGCTATACTTTCAAAAAATGGATTTGGTACGTCAAGTTACCTTGGTGATATTCGCCCGAGAGGGTCAAAAATTAATGGAATGAAAGGGAGTGCTTCCGGTGTATTGCCTGTTTTTAAAGATTTCGTTCAAGTTTCACGAGATATTTCCCAAGGTAGTCAACGTCGCGGCGCGTGGGCAGGATATATTGAGATTGATCATGATGATTTTTTCGAATTAGTCAATTACATCAGCAAAAACCCAGATGATGCTAATGTTGGATGGATTGTTTCTGACGCCTTTATTGAAAGACTAGATGCTGGAGATACAGATGCAATTGAGCGTTACCAAAAGGCGCTTAAACTTAAAATGATTTCTGGTAAGGGTTATTTCTTTTTCGTTGACAAAACGAATAGGCAAAATCCTCAAATGTATAAAGATAAAGGGTTAACCGTAAAGGCATCTCAGTTATGTACTGAAATTACTTTGTTCTCTGATAAAGATATCACTTATTCTTGTGTGTTATCATCAATGAACGCGGCTAAATACGATGAATGGAAAGATACATCAGCAGTATTTGACGCAACTGTTTTCCTTGACTGTGTCAACCAAGATTTAATCGAAATTGGTAAAAATATACAGGGAATGGAAAAGGTAGTTGCATTTGCTGAAAAAAGTCGTGCGCTTGGTTTAGGCTTATTAGGGTTTCATACTTATCTTCAAGATAATTTGATTGCGTTTGAGTCGATGGACGCATACTACAAAAATACAGAAATCTTTAAGCATCTTGATGAAGAATCATTAAAAGCTACACAGTGGATGGCTAAAGTTTTTGGTGAACCAGAATGGTGCGTAGGCTACGGGGTTAGAAACACGCATAGGTTAGCTGTAGCGCCTAATTTGAGTTCAGCATTAATTTGCGGTGCTGTGTCTCAGGGGATTGAGCCTATATATAAAAACGCCTATGTTCAAAATACAGCGGCGGGTAAAATTGATAGAGTTAATCCTTCATTATTACGTTTAATGAAAGAACGCAATGTGTACTCTGAAGAAACTGTTAAAGATATTATCGCACATAGCGGTTCAGTTCAGCAGGTTGATTGGTTAAGCGCTGAAGAAAAAGATGTATTTAAAACAGCGTTTGAAATTAACCAAACACAAATTATTAGATTAGCATCAGCGCGTCAACGGTATATTGACCAAGCACAAAGCATCAATTTATTCTTTTCGGCTGATGAAGACGAGCGCTATATTAGTGAAGTTCATAAGTTAGCGTTCAAAGACCCATACATCAAATCTTTATATTATATTAGAAGTGAAACCGGAGTCAACTCCGCAAGTAAAGAAGCTTGCTTGGCTTGCCATGGTTAACA